TACTGCTTTCTGGCGGGCTTTTAAAGAAGAAAAATTGGGAAAAATATGAATACTCAAGAGCGTGGGTTCCAATCGAAGCCCCCAAAAACATTGAAGTCGAGACATCTTTTATAGAAAGACCGCCCAACTCGGATAGGTAGTTTTAGCCGAGGTTTCCTTAAATGTGGTAATCTCGTTATAGTTTCTTTTAGGAGTAGTGATGCCACGACCCCGATTTACGGAAGATGTTGAATTCCGCACAGATATTGATACCGGTGGTAATGTAGTTCGTCGTGCGCGGTTTCAGCGACGCCCTCGCGTCGTGGGTGGTCGTAGGGTGCCGGGTAATGCTCGTTATTATCGCCGTCGTCAACAAGAACTTTTGGCGGGTCGCCGTGCCGCACAGCGTGCACGTCAGGGCGCAGCAAGAACACGGGCAACCGCCGCCCGTGCTGGCAGAAACGCAGGAAATCCACGGTCAACAAGTCGCACGGCACAAGTGACACCCCGTAGACGAGGTGGGATTAGGGGCGCCCTTGCTCGTGTGGCAAGAGGGATTGCCAACCGTCTCGAAAGACGCCGTACCAACCGTCGTTAACCGGGAGGTGAGCCGTGCTCGTAACGGTTTCTGAATTGCAGAAATACATGGACATTCGTTTTTCAAGCCGTCAAGAAGAGGCTGCGGAATATGTCCTTGAAGGGTTGCAAAGTGAACTTGAGGCGCATCTTCGGCGTCCGGTTGAGGTGGATACTTTTGAAGAAGTTTATGTCATGGACAACAACCAGGTTGGTGTTCCTATGTCGTCCTTTTTATACGACAGCGATGATTCAACAACGAACGAATTAACCAATGTTGCTCAGCCTCCGGTCACTGTCTATTTTGACAATTCGCCAGTCGTCAGTGTTGATTCGGTAAAAATTGTTCATCCGCACAACGCAACAGAGCATCCGCAGGTTGAGGGGCGGGATTTCGTTGTAAGAAAATATGGAATTGATTTGTACACCGCTTTTGCCAACGACAAGGTTCTCGTGACTTATGATGCGGGTCTTGCGGGTGAAAACATAAAAATGATGAAGTTGATGATTCTCAGGGCAGCGACCCGTGAAATGCAAAACATGCACGATGATGTTGTCGGAGTGAAAGACCTTGAAACAAGGAATGTCGCCCCACTTGAAACAGGATTTTTGGAAAAAGAACTTCTTGCGGTTAAGCGTTGGCGTAGACACAGAATCGGCTAACCATGGCTGTTGACATAAAAGTTAGGGTTTATGCAGAAAAAGCCATCAAAAGAATGCGCGACATGGAGCGCAGGTCGAAGGATTTTCGTGCAGTTTTTAGATGGGCGAAGAAAGAACTAGAAAAAGCAAATAAAGCAAATTTTGCCTCATCGGGTTTGCCTGTCGGCGGGTGGGCTCCGCTTGACCAAAAATATTCTGCTTGGAAATCTATTAATTTTCCGGGTCGCCCGATTCTTGAGGTTACGGGCAACCTGAAAAATAGTTTGATAAGGCTTGACGGTCCGACAAACCAAATCCGTTTAATGTCGGCGGAATTTGGAACAGACGTCGAATACGCAAAGTTTCATCAATATGGAACATCAAAAATGGCTAAAAGACAGATTGTTTATGAACCGAAGGGTTTTGCTCGTACATTGGCTGAACACACCGGCGAGTATGTTGTATATGGGCGGTTCCGATGAGTGAATTAATGCAGGGCGCACAGTTCGCCAAAGCATATGTCAATAACTATTTGAACGCAGATGTACCTTTGCGCATCATCAAGTACCGAAGCGGTTGGAATCTTGATGACAGGGAATTGCCCACACCAGACTATTTTTTGACCTACGAACCCATCGCCCTTGACCATTGGCCGACAATCATTACTGTCGCCATTTCTACAAGTAATTTTGAAAGACTAATGCAGGGCATGGGTGGCGACCCCATGTATCGGGCGAACTACAGCATGAGAACATATATTTGGACAAAAACCGAGGGTTCTGAACAGGTTACTTTGATGCGTGACCGCCTCACCACGGTGGTTCGTGCGTCTTTGCTTGACAGACCTTCTTTGAACCGTCACGATGAGATTTATGGGTGTGATGCATACATTGATGAATCGTCCATAACAGAAGAGTTTTCTGACCTTACCTTGATAAAAGGTGACAGAGTATTGGCTGGTGCCTATTTAGGCTATGATTTAATGCTGAATGAAATAATGTATCGAGACAAAATTGCTGATTTGGACGAAATACAGACAGAAACAGTCAATCTTCGCGGGGAATAGCAGATGCGTGTAATTACTGATAAATCCTTTAATGGTGAAGAGGGGATGGTTCGTGTCTGGAACCAGACAGATGGTTATGTCGCCCTAACCGCAGAAGGACATTTGCTTAATTCTCATCAGGCGGCTTGGGTTGACGATAATCCTGTCGTCCAAAACCTCATCGAAATTGGACATGTGTTGGTCATGGCGGGGACTTCCAAGAAGAGCGCAAAAAAAAATGGGAAAACCCGAACAAAGGTTCAGAGCCACCAAGAGAACGATACCTCCCAAGGTCTTCCTGTTGCCCAAACGCAAAAAGTTGAAGAAAATGTAGGCGAAATCAATGAAACGCAGATTGAGCCGAAGATTGAAGATGTCGAAGACCAGTCTGAAAGTCTTGTCTTAGATAGTTCGCAAATTTTAGACAATATTGACAGCGTTTCAGTTGAGAACATCTAACTAATGTATACTCGCTGTAAGCAATATTTCCTGAGTTACCTTTCAACGACGGAGGACGCCGGATGCCCGGAGTAACAATTTCCACAGCAGTTCGCACAGGCGCTATCAACACGGGAGCGGCACCAGCCGCCACGTTCTTTGTTGTTGGTCAAGCACAGCGAGGAATCGACAGTAAAGCAGTATTCATTACATCGCTTGAGGATTACGAAAAAAAGTTTGGCGTCCATGTAACAAACCACTACACATGGTTTTCGGTCAAAACATTTTTTGAAGAGGGTGGGGTCAGCGCCTATGTTGCCCGCGCAACAGATGCCGATGCGGTAAAAGCAGATATTGCTTTGGTCGTTGGTACAAGTAGCCCAGGCATCACTTTGACCGCAGTGGGTCGCGGAACTTGGGGTAACAACCTCAGCGCAACCGTGACTTCAATTGCTGGTGGTTTCACTCTTGCAGTTGCCTATTCGGACTACGAAATTTATTCTGCTTCGTTCACAAATTTGAACGATGCGGTATCTGCGGTTAACGCCTCTGCGACTCTTGCAAACTATTGCACAGCCGCACTGACGGCGGGTGCTGATGGCACTGCCGACCTTGCATCTGCCGCTTCAACAAACTTTGAAGACGGAACAGACGGCACAATTGCTACAGCCGATTTCATTGCGGCTCTTGCGTTCTTCCCCGAAGAACTCGGTTCGGGTTGTGTCGCCATTCCGGGTCTCGCAACAGGTAGCGGTGACGCAACAATTTATAACGCATTGAAAGACCATGCATCAAGCAACAACCGTATTGCTTTGTGCGGATTTGCGTCAAGCGCAAGTCTCGCAGCGGCTCGTTCTGCTTCGGAAGCATATACAAGCGCACCGAATCACGAGTTCTTGGCTTTCTATCATCCTTGGGTTGTTGTTCCCAATGGTGCGGTAAGCGTCACGATTCCACCCGAAGGTTATGTTGCGGGTGCCCGCTCTCGTACACACAACGCCATTGGTTCTTGGCGTCCGTTTGCCGGTTTGAATTCGGAAGCACAATTCGTGACCGGTACAAGCATTACGGTGAGCCGTTCAGAAGGCGACCTCATGGAAGAGGCTTTGGTCAATCCAATCCGCATCATTAACGGTCGTGTTCGAATCTACGGTGCCCGTTCACATTCGGATGTTTATGAACAGTGGCGCTTCATTACTGCCCGTGACACCATCAACTTTATTGCTGTTGAGGCAGAGAAGCGCCTTGAAGACCTCGTGTTTTCAACAATTGATGGTCGCCAAACATTGTTTGCGTCAATTATCAACGCAGTTCAAGCAGTTCTTGAACCGATTCGCATCAACGGTGGGCTCTATGAGGGTTTCACCGCCGATGGTCGGCGAATTGATTACGGCTACACCATCAAGTGTGACGCCTCGATTAATCCCCTCTCGCAACTTGAGGCTGGCTTGGTCAAGTGCCGTGTCGGTGTTCGGGTATCAAGCGTCGGTGACAAGATTGAAGTTGATTTAATCAAGTCAAATCTAACAACTGCTTTGGCATAACGGAGGAATAAATGGCACGCCCAGTTCTTTTCAAGAACCTCGCAACTCAGCGTCAGGTAGTCGCAAAGATTACCCCAAGCACCACCACTGCAAGTCTTCCTACATTCCCCGACTATTTCACGCAGGTGAGTGGAGGCGAAATCACTGCCTCCGTTGAGAAGGTTTACCATGGCGGAGACATCTTCCCCGAAACCCTTTGTGCACCTTCAGAAATTGGCGACATTACCTTGACGGGTTATGTTTCTTCGGATGCGGACTTTTTGAGCCGTCTTCAGCAATTGCGTCAAGTTGTCGGTCGTGTCCGATACAACATTGATGTGCATATTTTTGATTGCGATATTGCGGTACCGGGTGCTGACAGGTCTTATACCAATGCCCTTCTTGTTGGTTTGACCGAGCCCGATGGTGACGCAACTTCGGGTACTCCGGCGACTTTTGCGATGACTTTCAGCATTTCAACTGTTTCTGTAGCACGCACACCGCTGGCATCCGAAGCCTAAAATCCCGAATATTTAGGGTTTTGACCCTTTACGGGTTGCTTTTAAGGGGCTGACCCTGTGTTAGTGTCTGCCGTATGAGCACATCAGATGAATTCAAATACGAAGTGAAGAACGAAACCAACGCCCTTGATGCGGAAGATTCAAATGTTTTGAATCAATTGAAATCCGTCATCCAAAAGAAAATTCGGCGTGAAGACATTTACATTTCTGTCCCCGAACGACCGGGCGTGATGGTTCGTATTTCGCCAAACATCACCCAAGCACAGTTGCGTGCATGGCGCAAAAATGCTGGCGATGATACGAAAAAAGGTCTTGACACTGTGAAATTTTCTTGCAATGTCATTGCTTCTACATGTAGCGGCATAGTGATGAACGATGTCGTTGTCACGAACGATGCCGGCATCGAATTGACATTTGCTTCCCCCGAAATCATGCAGATGACGAACACGACACGCCCACACCCTGATTGTGTCCAAGCGTTTTTTGGTTTGGAACCGCATCTTGAGGCAGCGGCTGTGGCAATTATTGAAGCCTGTGGCTACGGGGATTCGGTTGATGCCGTGGACCCCACGAAGAGGTCTTCAGAGAATTAATAGACGATGACCGCATAGTCATTGCGGCGCGACTCGGAGACCTCTTCCACTGCGACCCAGTTAGATTGCTTGACAGCGACATGAACGAATGGCTCATTCGTCTTGCCTGTGCTAAAGTTATAGAACAGGATAGAGAAAAACAGGAAGCAGACATGAAGCGTCAAACACGACGCTAAGTCTGCTGGAGCGCTCAATATCCGTTTAACAACGGAGATTTGAAATGGCGCGAGAGCGTGTAGTAATAAACATAGAGGTCAACTCTGATGTTGCCACCATTGAGGCTACCCGCAAAGCCCTTGAGCGTTTAACGAAACAAAACAGCGACCTCAACGACGAATACGAAAGAAAAACTAAACGTCTCAAAGAGGTTGCAAAAGAAAACAAGAGGCTCAAGCGCGATAGCGACGCTGTCGGCAATTCGTTACGCACTCTTGGCAGGGGTCTCGCCAATTCGCAAAGCCGTTTTTCTGGTTTTAGGAAATCAGTTTTCAGTTTGCGTAAAGATTTGGGTGGGTTAATCAGCGCTTTTGGTGGCATGATTGGCATGGTCAACAAATTGTCGGTGCTAGAAATTCCGCTTCTTGCGGCGGGTATGGCTGGCATCACGCTTCTGTTTAAGAGTGGCGCTCCCTTCGTGAGACTTTACCGAGCCGCCATGAGTTCTTTGGCTTACAGTGCGGCTGGCGCTGCCGTCGCAATAACGACCTTGATTGCCGCTCAACGAGAGTTCCAATCGGTTCAGTTTGCCCCCATGTATTCGGAGGGCGCCGCAAATACCCCGGATAGGTTTGTCGCCGCTTCGCAAGCGATGAAAATGTTTGTTGACAGTTCAACGCTCGCCGTTGTCGGTTCGGAATCTTTGAGCAAGGCGTTTGCCACGCTAAGTAAACAGTCGCCGGTCACTACCTCCACCACGAAGGCTTTTGAAGGTTTGATGAACATTGTTGCTGGCAGTGGCGGGGATATAGGTAAGGGTTCCGAAAAACTTGCAGAGTTTTTGGCTACTGTCCAAAAGAAAGGTCTTGGCGGTGCGGGGGATATCGCCAAAGAGTTAGGTCCTGATTTTTCAAAGATTATTAAAGAGGCTCAGGCTTTGGGTATCAAGACTTCGGACGAGTTTTTCAAAGCGGCAGCCGAAGGAAATTTGGGTGAAACATTCCAAAAGAAGTACGCAGGTCAACTTGATGCATTGAACAATACTTTGATGGGTCGTTTCAAGCAGGCTATGGGTGAAATAAAAGGCTTGTTGAGTGATACGGGCGACCAATTTTTGCAACCTGCGGGTGATGCTTTGCAAGAAATTCAGATGATTATCCAAAGAACCATTCTTCAAATTTCGCCAATGTTGGGCAGGTTTGGGACAGAGAGTTTTCTCGGTGATGTCGTGAAATTGGTGGACAGGGCGTCTCAGGGGTTCGTGAATTTGATGAACAAATATCTGGGGACGACTCCGGGTATTTTTGAAAAACTTGGTCAATATGTTGACGGAATGGGTAGAAGGTTTGAAAAACTTCAGGACTGGGCTCGACAATTCAAAGATGCTGGTCAAGGTTTAATTGACAATTTTTTCGGTCCTGTGTTTGATGGTCTTGCCGACAAATTTAGTGGAGGTATGCATGTTCTTTCCGATTTGGTAGAAACTAATGGTCCTGCTCTTCAAGAACTTGGTGACGCTCTTGTCGGGGTGATTGGTGCCATTGGTGATTACGCGAATATGTTGAAAAAAGCATTTTTCATGGTGATGCCTTTGATTGTGGTTTTTCTCAAGATTACGGAAAAAGTTTTTTCTATTTGGACATCAATTAGTGAAAGTTTATTAAATGTGTTCGGGAATATTCCCGGCGGTTTAGGTAAGGCTTTGGCTGTTGTCCCCATCCTTT